GGCACGCTCGCATCGTCGAACCTGCGGCTCGTGGCGACGACGATCACCCTTGGGCCACGTGACAGCGTGTGGCTCATGTACTCGACCACGACCGGCGATTGGATCCAGTCCACCGCCGTCTTGAACGTGCTCTGATGGCTGGCTTCCGTGCCGCCGAGGCAGTGATCGTGGCTGACGGACAGTCCCTCAACTTCACCCCGATCCCCTACGTGGACAACTGGCCCATGCGGGTCTCGGACGACCTCAACCTCGTGCGCCCCGTTGATGTGTGGATCGGCGGCACCGGCTGGTACACCCTCCTTGGGACCCAGACCCAGCGGACAAGGCCCTATGCCCACGCTGCCTTGAACACCATCTACACGCTGTGCGGTGGGACGACCGACGTGGCTGCGGGACATGCCGCTGCGGACATCTACGCCGACATGGTGACCACCGCCGACAACGCTCGTGGGCTGGGCTACGACCACGTGATCGCAACGACCATCACGCCATGGTCGGGGTGGGCAGGCGGGAGTGCCCCAGAGATCCAGCGCCTGGCTGCGAACGCTCTGATCCTCGATGACGCCGACGAGGCGTTCGACTCTGTGGCTGACTTCGCTGGGACTACCGGCCTCCACGATCCCACGAACGGGAGCTACTACGCTGACGGGCTCCACTTCACGGCTCTCGCTGCACAGCTTGCTGCGGACACGATCTCCCCTCACCTCTTGGCGGTGCTCTGATGTCTCCAATCGAGGCCATCGACGTTCTGGAGCGAGCTACCTCTATCCTCCAGGCCAACCGGTCCGACCACATGCTCATCATGGAAGCGCTCAGGACGCTCCGTGAAAGCCACATGGAGCCTGCCCCTACTGAGCCAGGCTGATGGCCGTCACCTTCACAGGTGCAGGCACTGCCGTAGCGGCGAGCGGTGGCGCACCGGTCATCGCCACAACCACAGCCCTAGCTGTGGACGACGTGCTCGTCGTCCTGATGTCGTACGACAACTCGGGTGGCGGTGGTGCCGACCCGATGAGCGGCACGGTCGGCGCATCGCCTGCGTCCGGCTCGCTGGGAGCTGCGGTCTCGTCGCAGACGGGCCACAACGATCCGGGCACGGCCAGCTCTGGCCTGGCCACACGCTGCGTGGCCTTCCCGGTCACAGGTGCGATCTCCAGCGGCACCAACATCACGCTGTCGTGGTCGGGCACGATCGTGGTGCGGGCGATCGCCATGATGAAGGTCGCCTCCAACTCTGGCGGCAAGATCGTCTACCGCACCAACTCGGGCGCCACAGGCGCCAACACGGTCGCCGCTGCCACGACCACCGCTCTCGTCACTCCTTCCGTCAACAACACCGAGGGCGTGCTGTGCTGGTCCGGCCACGAGTACGGGCAGGCCACCACAGGCGACTCCGACACCACGAACGGCTCGTGGTCGGCGGTGTACGGAACCTTCACCGGCTCGACGACCTCGGGGCAGGCTGCCTACTTCCAGGGGAAGGTGGTCACCGCCACCGCCACGCAGTCGTACCAGGTGACCGGCACAAGCTCGGACTGGATCGTGGGTGCGCTGATCTTCATGGAGCGCACCGCCATCGGCGACACGCTCGAGCTCGACTGGGCGACCCGGCAGGCGGTTGGCAAGGAGCTCCAGGCCATCTGGGACACGGAGGCGGATGCGCCCCCTCCGCCCGCCACCATCACGTTCGTGGCGGCAGGTGCGTTGGCCGGTGTCACGACTGGCAACGTCACACCTGCTCTGCCTGCTGGCTGGGCAGCCGACGACGTCCACATCCTGATCACCTCGACCAACGCAGCCAACACCTTCCCGACACCATCGGGCTGGACAGCGTGGGGGGTGCCGACGTACAACACCGCCAGTGGATCGAACGGTCTGTTCTGGCGGCGAGCGCAGGTGGGAGATACTGACCCGTCCTTCACGATCGCTGGCGGCACAGCGCTGGGCGCCACTAACGGACTCTTCGCTCGCATCTACGGCTACCGAAACGTCAGGACCACCGGCTTCCCGTACGAGTTGATGCACGGCTCGGACGGTGGGTACTCCGGCAACTCCCCGTCGACGTTCACCACCACCACGGTCGCTGATGGTGTCTACCTCGCAGCGTTCGACTTCACGAACGGCGACCACGACTACTCGGGTAGCGCCTTCCCACGGGCACCGTTCCATGACGACGGTGGCAGCCCGGTCACCTCCACGGCCGGTGCCGACGCCACCTACGGCGCAGTCGGGTACCTGGTCCCCACGGGGGGCACGCTCGTCACGTTCGACAACATCGCCGTCCTGAGTGCCAACGGCTTCCTGATGTACGCCCAGATGGACCTGGTGCCTGCGCCAGCCAGTGGCGGGACAGCGGTTGGCCAGACGCTCGAGCTGGACTGGGACACCCGAGCTCCGCTGGGCGACACGCTCCAGGCGGTCTGGTCGACCCGTGCTCCGCTCGGCGACACCGTCCAGGCGGTCTGGGCGACCCGTGCCCCGCTCGGCGACACCGTCCAGGCGGTCTGGGGAGTCCGCACCTTCCTTGGTGACACGGTAGAGCTTGACTGGGCCACCCGGCAGGCGCTCGGCGACACGGTCGAGCTGGACTGGGCCACCCGAGCTCCGCTGGGCGACACGGTAGAGCTGGACTGGGCGACCCGGCAGGCTGTCGGCAAGAACCTCCAAGCAGTCTGGGACGTCCAAGAGGTTCTCCCCGACGCTGCCATCGTCTACGGCGCAGACCCGGTGAAGTGGTTCGGCGAGCAGTTGATCTGGGGAGCTTCTGCTCCCACGCCGATCGGCAAGGACCTCGAGCTTGACTGGGCGACCCGAGCTGCCCTCAGCGACACCCTCGAGCTTGACTGGTCGACCCGAGCTGCCATCGGCGACACGGTCCAGGCCATCTGGCAGACCCGGCAGGCGCTGGGTGACACCCTCCAGACGATCTGGGGTGTCCGCACCATGCTCGGCGACACCCTCGAGATCCCGTGGGGCGTCCGCACCATGCTCGGCGACACCCTCGAGCTTGACTGGGCGACCCGGCAGTCGGCTGGCGACAACATCCAGGCCATCTGGGACACCAGGGCTGCCATCGGCGACACGGTGCAGGCCATCTGGGCGACCCGGCAGGCGCTGGGCGACACCCTCCAGACGATCTGGGCGACCCGGCAGGCGGTGGGCGATCCCCTCCAGCTTGTGTGGGCCACCAGGATCGCCATCGGCGACACGGTGCAGGCCCTGTGGGACCTCCGGGCTGCCCTTGGCGACACCCTCCAGGTCATCTGGGACGACCGGGCTTTCGCTACCGACACCCTCCAGGCCATCTGGGACGTCGAGCTTCTCGGCGCCACTTCCGTCGGGAAGAGTCTCAGCCTGCCGTGGAATCTTCGTGCTCTGTTCGCTGACCAGGTCGAGCTCCAGTGGGGCGTCAGAACCTCTCTCGGAGACTCGATCCAGGCTCAGTGGAGCGTGCGTTCCGCTCTCGGCGACTCGATCCAGCTCGTGTGGGCAACCCGAGCTGCGGTTGGTGACACGGCCCAGTTCATCTGGGTGACCCGGCAGGCGGTCGGCGACACGGTCGGCCTGGTGTGGGACGACCGGGCAATCCTCGGCGACAGCCTCCAGGTCATCTGGGATGTGCAGGCCATCGGCGCCATCGGGAAGGCGCTGGGGTTGGTGTGGGATGACCGGGCTGCGATCGGCGACCCCCTCCAGACCATCTGGGGCGTCCGCACCATGGTGGGTGACCCTCTCCAGGCGATCTGGGCGACCCGTGCCCCCATCGGCGATCAGGTTGGCCTGGTCTGGAGCTTGCGAGCTGCGTTGGCCGACATGCTGGCCCTCCAGTGGAGCCTGCGCTCCACGGTCGGCGACACCGCAGACCTCCGCTGGGCTGTGCGCACCGCCATTGGCGACCAGGTGGACGTGCGCTGGTCGGTCCGAACGGCTGCCGGCGACGAGATCTCCCTCGTCTGGAAGGTCGAGAGCAATGCCGTCGGCGAGCCGGTCCTGGTGCTGCGAGCTTCGCTGGTGGGCGACGGCTACACGGCCGACCTCCTGCCCGACGGCTGGGCCATGGCGGTCATCCCGATCGACAGCGAAGCTCGGCCCGACGGCTACGCTGCCACAGTCCTCCCTGCTACGGCTACCCTCGTGGCCAACCCCTAGGAGAAGCCCATGACAACCCGTGAGATCCCTTCTGAGAGCCTCGAGTTCGTGCAGGTAGCGGTACAGACCGGAGGGGACGACCCGACTGCTGGAACGGCTTCCATCGGGTTCTCCGACACCGACACCGCACCGACCGTGTGGACAGTTGGGAGCTGGGAGGGCGTCGAGACCGTGAAGGTGGGCGACGGCTACACGGCTGCGTACATCGCTCGGTTCCTGATCGGCCCTGCCGGTCTGGCCCTGGCCGAGGGGAGCTACCGGCCCTGGGTCAAGGTCGTGGTCGCAGGCCAGTCGATCGTGCGTCGCACTGACGACGAGATCGTAATCATCTAGCCCTAGGCGCTGGAGGTGGTGTGGGGTATACTCCGCCGCACCTACAGCAAGGGAGAGAACATGGTAGCAAGACAGAAGGCGGGAGTCGTCTTGGCGGCTCTGCTGATCGGGGCAGGCGTGTTCAGCCTGGTGTCCCCGGCAGCGGCAGAAGATGTGGGATCGACGTCCGTCACTCTCAACGAGGGTGTCTGCGTTGGGGTCCACATCGATGGTGGGAACCAGACCAGCATCGTCATCACAGCTCCGGCTGGGCAGGCGATCTCGCAGATCTGCGTGAAGGCTGGCAGCATCAACCAGGGTGACGGTCCGGAGTACACGACCTTCGATCCGCCGGTGACCAGCGTGACGTTGACTCACTCGACGGGCAAGGAGATCAGCCACTACGTCGTCACCTACGTGACAGTGACCACCACCACGCCGACTACTGGCGGTGATGACCCGGACCCGACCACCACAACCACGGTGGTTGAGGAGCCGACGACCACGACCACGGTCGGGGGCGAAGAGCCCACGACCACGACGGAGGAAGAGCCCGAGATCATCCCACCCGTGGATGAGCAGGCTCCACCCTCCACGGCCAGGACCCTGCCTCGCACTGGGCAGGACATGACGATCCCCGGGATCGTCGGTGCCATGCTGATCGCAGCAGGAGCCTTCGTGCTCCGTCTGAGCCGCAAGCTGGCATGAGGAAGGGACGGGAAGGGCCTCGAGCCCTTCCCGTCATCCCTCCGTTCGAGGGGTCGTTCATCAGGGGGTACGGCTCCTTCCGAGCCAAGAACAAGAGGCGATGCAGCCGGTGTGGACACGAGCGGTTCCACCACCTGGGCTTCAAGGAGCCGGGATGCTCGCACCTGGGGCAGTGCGCCTGCTCTCGCTTCCGCTCGTCGTGATGGGCTATACTCCTCGCCCATCACGGCAACCCAGGCCGATCCGAACTGGGGAAGGGCACCAGGACCTGTCCGTAACCTGGGGAACAGTCAACGAGGAGATCCAACAAGATGAGCGACACACCCACACCTCCGGCACCGGCTCCCACGCCTGACCCGGCCCCTGCGCCCGACCCGGATCCCACTCCGGAGAAGACGTTCACGCAGGCCGACGTCGACAAGGCAGCGAGCGCCAGAGCCGCAGAGGCGAAGCGCAAGGCGACGTCAGACCTCGCCGAGTCGCTCGGTGTGTCGGTCGACGAGGCCAAGAAGATCATCGCCGCCAGCAAGTCGGCGGAAGATGCGCAGAAGACCGAGGCCCAGAAGGCCAAGGAAGCTGCAGACGCAGCTCGACTGGAGGCCGAAGCCGACAAGGCCGAGGCAGCCAAGGAGCGGCTGGCCGCACGGATCGAACGAGCGCTGTTCAAGAACCACGTTCGGGACGACTGCCTCGAGGACAGCTTGGCCCTCCTGAAGGTCGACGCCAGTGCGTCGCCCGAGGAGATCGAAGCTGCCATCGTGACCTTCGCCGAGCGTCGTCCCGAGTTCTTCGGAGCCGAGGGGGAGCCCAAGCGGACTCCTGCCCCCGGTGACCCGAAGGGCAAGCCTGCTCCCAAGAAGGCGGAAGACGCCTTCGCTCGGGGCGAGGAACGGGCGAAGAGGACCCAGAGCCCCAGTGGCTACCCAATCCTCGAGCAGGTCAAGTCCTAACCCCCAAGAAACGGAGTTCCACCCATGAAGCTCGACATCAAGACCGAGACCTTCACCCCAGGCGAGGACCAGTCCTGGCTTGGCTCGGCCCACGGCACCAACGAGTGTGACCCGATCACGCTCAACGCCGACCTCTTCCTTGCGCTGTTCCCCACGGGCGTTGTCCCGTCGGGCACGGTCGTGGGCAAGATCACGGCCACCGGCCTCTACGCACCGTACACCGACGCAGGCACCCACGGTGCCGGCACGGAGACGGCGTCCGGCCACCTCTTCACGACCATCGACCTCGGCGGCACCACCGCCGGTACCGTCGATCGAGCTGCCGGTGCGCTGTACTGGCACGGCGAAGTCGTCGAAGCCAAGCTCCCCGTCGGCCACGGCCTCACCGCCGCTGCGAAGGTCGACCTCGCCCAGATCCGCTACGTCTAAGGAGACGCTGAACCAACATGGCACTTGTCTACGACCTGGCGGACCCCCAGGAGCTTCAGGGTTTCGTTCGTACAGCGTTCGGCGAGGAGGAGCGGAACCAGTTCGTTCTGTCCCAGTTCCTCCCGAACCTGAACATCGACGAGATCGAGTACAGGATCAACCGGGGCACCCTCCGGGACCAGGATGCCGCCTTCGTGCGGTCCTGGGACACGGAGTCCCCCATCGGGAACCGGCAGGGAGTCGAGCGCATGCTCGGCGAGCTGCCCCCGATCAGCAAGAAGATCCGCCTCGGTGAGGAAGAGCGGCTCCGGCTGCGAGCCCTCGAGCGGGGCAACAACAACCAGCTGGTCGACGCCATCTTCAACGATGCCGCCAACATGGCCAGGGCCGTTGCCGCCCGTATCGAGATGTTCCGTGGAGAGGCCCTCTGGGCCGGTTCGCTGACCATCAACGAGAACGGCGTCAACCAGACCATCCCGTTCGGGCGAGCTGCGGGCCACACCAACGTGGCCCCTGGCATCCTCTGGAGCTCCACGGGCACGGCCGTGCCGATCCAGGACGAGCAGGCGTGGACGACCACCTACACGGATGCGAACGGCGTGGCTCCGGCTGTGGCGCTCACCTCCACCAGGGTGATCAACTACCTGCTCCTCAACGCCCAGTACCGCTCCATGGCGGCGCAGAACGGCATCACCCCAGCGTTCCTGAGCGTAACCGGGCTCAACCAGATCCGGGCCACCTTCGGCCTGCCCCCGATCGTCAAGTACGACGTCAAGGTGCGGGTCAACGGCACGGCCACTCGGGTCATCCCGGACGACAAGTTCATCTACCTGCCCCCGGCAGGTGAGCCCCTCGGCCGCACGTTCTTCGGAACCACGGCAGAGGCGCTGGAGCTCGTCGGCGCTCAGCAGATCGGGATCGACCAGGCCCCTGGCATGGTTGCGGTCGTCGAGAAGACGTTCGACCCGGTCGCCACCTGGACCAAGGCTGCGGCCGTGGCCCTGCCCGTCCTCGTCAACCCGGACCTCAGCTTCTCAGCTGACGTCGCCTAGCGGAAGGGACATCGACATGGACAAGCGCACGAGCTACGTCACCGTCCACAACCTGGAGACCGGGGAGACCCGGACCCTGGCGCCGGACGACGACCTGCCGGACTGGGCCGACGACAAGGTCATGCCCAACCCCGACATCTACGAGGAGGCCAAGGAGCAGGCTCCCACGCCTGGTCCCTCCCAGGGTGTCGAGGATCTCATCGGCGATCCCAGCGAGGACTCGCTCATGAAGCAGAGCAAGGGCGATCTCCTCACCCTGGCCGAGGACGAAGGCGCTGACAGCGTCTCCGACTCGAACACCAAGGCCGAGATCGTCAGCGCCATCCGGGCCACCGGCTACGACGGCGAGTAGAACATGGCAGCCTTGACCGGCAGTGAGCTGATGTACACCCGGCGACGGGTGGGCTTGCTGCCGGTCGATGCTGACCTGCAGACCATCTTCGACGCCTACACCCTGGAGGGCGTCGTCGAGCCTCTCGAGTGGACGATCCTCAGCGTCCTCGAGACCCGGCTGGCGGAGCTGATCCGCAACCCTGCCACGTTCAGCGTGTCGGGTGAGTACAGCCAGTCCACCGCTCCGAACATCGAAGCTCTCAAGGAGCTGATCGATGAACAGCGAAGCTGGATGGCCGAGCTGGGGATCGTGCTGGACGGTGCAGCCCAGAGCTTCACGATCCTGCCTGCCGAGGAACCTGCTTACCACCGCTAGGCCACCATGCCCCAGCCTCCCGCTGTGCAGGCGATCGCTGACCCACTGATCGAGTCGTATCGAGCAGGCTGGGAGCGGATCCTGAGCGAAGAAGAGCGCATCACGAGCGACCCCAAGCAGTGGCGTCGAGTTCGGAAGCTCAGAGAGATGTCCCAGACCATCGGGTCGATCCTGGATGGACTGGACTCCGAGACGGCCGACTGGGTGGCCAGCCAGTATCCGAAGATCTACGGGGCAGGGCTGGTAGACGGAGCCGCAGCGGCAGGCGAGTCGGCGGTGTGGTCCATGATCCACCAGGAGGCTGTGGAGCAGCTTGCGTATGGCGTCTACAACGACCTCCTGTCGGCCACCACCCATGTGCGGGACACGACGAAGGATCTGATCCGGACGCTGGCTCGCCAGGAGGGTACCGCAGCCCTCATCACCGGTGAAACGGCACAGGCGGCAGGGCGGAAGCTCGCCAAGGAGCTGGCGACCAACGGCATCTCGGCGGTGACCTACAAGAACGGAGCTCGGGTCGGCCTGGAGCAATACGCCGAGATGAACCTCCGCACCACCACTGCCCTGGGATACAACAACGGCACGCTGAACGCTTCGCCAACCACGGTGTTCTGGGAGTGCTTCGATGGGCCCGGCTGCGGCTGGAGCTTCCACGAGGACACGGAGCAGGCGCTGGGAAAGATCGTGACACGTGACGAGGCCCTGGGCTACCCGATCAGCCACCCCAACTGCCGGCGAGCCTTCGGCCCTCGCCCGGACCTGAACAAGACAGCCTCAGCGAAGGAGAAGCTCGGCTCGGTCAAGCCGACTCAGGTGGAGGCCCAGCGAGCGCAGGACGCCGAGCGCCTGGTCAAGCAGGGACGTTCTCCTAGGACTCCTCGAGAGCCTCGGAAGTCCCCGGTTCCGCCGCCTCCTGTCATGGCTGAACGGTACACCGGTCTCGTTCAGGATCAGATCGCCGCCATGACGGCTGACCACGCAGGCAGCCTCGACGAAGCACTGAGGCTTCGACCAGGTGACATGAACGAGGATGCGGCGATCCGAGCCTGGCTGAAAGACACCAACCCGAACCCCTTGGGGACGGACATCGGCGAGAGGGTCCTGTACGACCTGCCTGAGGTTGCCGGGAAGTCGGTGGACGAGGCGATGGAGTTCTACCAGGGCGCCATGACCAAAGAGGCCATGAGCATCTACTCTGGGAACCGAGCCTCCGTCGTGAAGACGACCGAGGCACGAGAGTTCTACGATCACTACTACCGGCAGGTGTCCCTCCGGGCCAGGACCAATCCTCGTGTAGCGGTGCATGAGTTCGGCCACCACTTCGAGAACGAGCTCAAGGGTGTGCAGCTCCGGGCCAGGGCCTTCCTGAAGCACCGGAGGGGCGATGAGAAGCTCTCTGAGATCTACCGTGGGTCCGGCGAGATGGGCTGGAGGGACAAGTTCATCGACCACTACATGGGGAAGTCCTACCCGAAGGACACAGAGATCTTGGCCATGGGGTTCGAGCAGCTCTACGCCACCCCTGCCAAGCTGCTGAAGAAGGACCCTGAGTACTTCTGGTTCATGGTGGGCATCCTCCGAGGCAGGATCTACTAGCGTCTCTCGGCGAGATGGGGTATGCTGAGCGCATGCGTATAGAACTGGTCCTAGAAGACGGAGTTGAAGCAGCCCTCACGATCGATGAGGACACTGGCGCCGTCTACCTTCACGGGAAGAGCACCGAGCTGATCAGCCTGTCCAAGTCGGCCGGTGAGGCTGCCGCAGGGCCACCGCTGTGGGCAGGCCCACTGGAGGCTGTCCGATCCTGGCTGGACGAGCGACCCGGCATCCGGGCCACTGAGGTTGGCGTGCCAGCCCTGCCTAGCGAACCTGGCCGGGTGTACTAGCATCCTGTCAGACCTCCTCAGCGTCCCCGAGAGCCCCTCGAGGACCCTCTCCGCCCAACCGTCCCCGAAGGCCACCCGGCTCCTCGTAGTACGCTCTGGACATGCGCATGAGGATCGACCCTGTGAACCACCTGGTGGAGGTGGAAGGCGTGAACATCTCGCCCTCCATCCGACGGGCGACCATCGACCTCCAGGCAGGCCGACCGGCTGAGGTGTTCCTCGAGCTGGGAGCTGGCAAGCTCGCCCCCGACGTCCTCGAGGTTGACGGCGTCATCACCGTCGTTCGTGACGCCGAGGTCGACGTTCCAGGGGTCGTGCTGGCCTGGCTGGAGACGGTGGATGCCGAAGCTCTCGAGACCTTGATGCTGGCGGACATCGACCTGGAGACCTCGACAGGGCAGGCGTGCATCTCGGTGCTGTCCAAGCTGGCGGCGAACGATGGCTAGCACCACCGGACCCGACCTCACCTCCGCCAAGGAAGCCGTGGAGCGGCTGCAGGACGACTCCTGCATCATCACCCGTGGCGACGGGACCCCTGTGTGGAACCAGACGACGGGGAAGACGGAGTACGGAGGGGCGTCGATCATCTACAGCGCAGCCAGCCTGGGCGAGGACGGTCGCTCCCTCGCTGACCAGGCAGGCACCGGTGGCCGCTGCTCCATCTCCTACCCGAGCAACGCTCAGGCCTCGTACCGGACGGAGGGTGGCAGGCAGGTCCTCGACGAGGTCCCCGAGGCCAAGATCCCTGTTGACGGTCCGCTGGTCCGTGAGGGCGACATCCTGACGGTGGTCTCGTCCCGTCGTGACCCCCAGCTCGTGGGCCAGGCCTTCCGGGTGTCCCGGGTCGTGGAGAAGACCTTCGCCATCTCCCGCCGCATCGTGCTGGAGAAGCAATGAACATCGTGACGAGAGTGGTGGGCACCCTGGAGCTTGTCCGGGCCACCAGCAAGCGTGCTGCCACCCTCGAGGTGGAGATGGCTGCGCTCGTCTCGCACTACGGGCAGCTCATGAACACGAGCATCAAGGCCCATGCCTCCGGTCGGCCTGGACCCAACGCACCCACCGGCGACTACCGACGCTCCTGGGCCCACCAGGTCACCAGCGAAGGTGGGACCGTCAAGTCGACCAACGGCACCAACAAGCCCCAAGCTCGCAGGCTGGAGTTCGGCTTCACGGGGACGGACTCCCTGGGCCGGACCTACGATCAGCCTCCCTACCCACATGCCGGCCCTGCCTTCGACGAGATCGGTCCGCAGTTCGTCGAGGCTGCCAGGAAGCTGCAGAGGTCCATCTGATGGCTGTGCGCTCCGCTGTTGTCCAGAAGCAGCTTGTCACCGACGCCTTGATCACCATGGTGGCGGCAGGCACGGCTCGGCCCTGTGGCGACCACGGCTCTCCCCCTGGAGCTGTCATGTCCGAGGGCTACACCTACGTCCACTCCATCGACGGTGGCAGCTTTGACGGCCCAGGCTTCTGGTCGCCCGAGTCCGACGCCACCCTGGTCTACCAGATCACGTCGGTGGCAGGCGGTCCCTTCGGCCGGAAGCAGGCAGAGTGGATCGCCGACCGAGTACGGTTGACCCTCGTGTCCCGGTCCGCCGGTGGCGGCTTCCAAGTGGCCTTTCCCTCGCTGGTGGGGATGTTGGTCATCCATCGAGAGCCAGACGGCCTGTCCCCTGGCGTGATCCCTGAGGGTCCGCCGGAGAGCCGAGTGTACAGCGTGCCTGAGCGGTACCGCATCAGCGTGGTATCCACCTAGAACCCGAAGGACTTGAACCATGGCCCTACTCACCGCCCAGCAGATCGCTGTTGCCGGCTCGCAGCCGACCTACGCTGCGGTGTCAGCCTCTGACACGATCCAGCCTGACGGCAACGACAACATGTTCCTCCACGTCAAGAACGCCGGAGGCTCGCCGGACACGGTCACCATCGTGATCCCCGGCACCTACCTGACGGTGGCCATCGCCGACATCACCGTGTCAGTGCCTGCCACCACCGGCGACCGCATGATCGCTGTCCCGATGGCAGCCATGGATCCGGCGACCGGCCTCATCACGGTCACCCACTCCTTCACCACCTCGGTGACCCAGGCCCTGCTCCGCAGGTAGTAGGCTCACCCACCATCGACGACTCGTCACCCTTCTGGCATGGGCCGAGTCAAGCTCTAGGCCAGGAACACAGCGAGTGCCCATCAGCTGCCGAACCAGGGAGACCCCACCATGGCAGACGAGTTCATCTACATCAAGCACCCGGAGATCGACGTCCTCGGCGGACCGGTCAGCCGGGAGGCCCTCTCCCTCTACGAGCAGCGTGGCTGGGCAGAGGCGACCGTCGAAGAGGTCAAGTCCCACGAGGAGGGCAAGCTCCAGCGGCAGGCCGAGCTCGACGCTCTGACCGCCGACGGCGTCGACGCCATCCGCAAGCGAGCCGACCTGGATGCCCTCGCCATCGACAAGGGCATCGATCCCACCAACCACAGCAACATGGAGTCGCTCGCCGACGCCATCAAGGCAACCCTCTAAGGAGCATGATCCGACATGGCCAAGTTCTTCCGTAGAGGCGTCAGCCTCATCCGGTTCCTCCCGGCAGTCGCCAACCCGGCTGCCCCCACCGCTCCTGAGATCTCTGCCGGCACGAACCTCACCCCTGCCGTCGGCGGCATCTCCGGCTTCCAGCTGTCCAACAGCCCGATCCCGGTGCCCGACCTGGCGACGGTCTTCACCGCCCAGATCAACGGCGAGGACACGGTGGCGGACTCCACCCTCACCCTGAACGACGACGACACCACGACCGCCATCCGGGTGGCCCTGGCGAAGGGCACGTCGGGGTTCATCCTCCTGCAGCCCTACGGGGCGACCGCTGCCAAGCGGGCAGAGGTGTGGCCGGTCAAGGTGACCGGCTTCAACGACGAGTGGGTCCTCGACAACGCCAACGCCAAGTCGGTGGTCGGCTTCGCCGTCACCGCCGTCCCGACCCAGAACGCCGTCAACCCGTAGGCTTCTGAGCAAGCAAGGTTCCGGGCTCGTCGCCTGGGTGCGCCTGCTGGGTTTCCCCTCTCCCGGAGGGGGACTACAACCAGCAGCGTGGCACCCAGGCTGAACGACAAGGAGCCTATGTGGCTGACACCAAGATCAAGCAGAACGGACGCACGACCCCCAAGGGCACCCAGCCTGCCTCCTTGGAGCGACTCCAGGAGAAGAAGGGTCTCGTCAAGCGCATCCCGGTCTACCTGGACAGCGAGGTCCACGAGGAGTACCTGGATGCGCAGGGCCAGCACCAGATGCTGGACCGGAAGTCCTTCCGTGACGGCATCACGACCGATGCGATCCACCGGATCGAGAAGCGATGGGAAGCTGCGAAGCTCGCCGAGGACACCAACGTGGTCGAGCTGGTCCTCAAGCGACCCGTCCTCGTCGTGGAGGGCAAGGAGCTGCGTGGGCGAGCTGCCTACGAGCACCTCCTAGCCCAGTTCCAGCCCAGCGAGGAAGAGATCGCTGAGTACCGGGAGCAGCACGCCACCGACGACCCCGAGGGCGTGCCTGCCTACTCCGCTGAGATCGCTCCCTACCTGATCAGCGCCTGCCTCACCGAGCCGGAGATGACGCCGGAGCAGGTGGAGTCCACTCTCGAGGAGTGGACGTTCACCGAGTACATGCAGATCTTCTCGGCTGCCATGCAGTGCAGCGTCGGCACCCAGCTTGGCAGCCTGGGAAAAGGATCTGGCGTGATGAGCGCCTTCACGAGGAGCTGACCTACTGTGTCCCGCTGGGCATCCCGCACAGCGTCTTCCTGTCGTGGTCGGAACACGACCAGGGTCTGGCGCTGGCGTACCAGCGGGAGATGCGCACGGTGTGCAACGGCTGCGGCACTCGCAAGGAGGACTGGGAACAGAACCCCGACGCCTACATCGGCAACTACGAGGTCTGCCCCGGTTGTGAACGGCTCGAGGCGGAGCGGGACAACGTCGAAGAGGGAGCCAAGGGTGTGCACTACTCCCTGCTCCCCCAGGAGGAAGCCCTACGTCGAGCTGAGAAGCTCGGGGATGCTGAGGTGACATGAGCGCCCACAACCTGTCGGTCATCATCACGGGCAACACCACCTCCCTGAAGGGCGCCCTGACGACAGCCGGTCGGGACATCCAGAAGTTCGACAAGCAGGTCCAGACCACCGGCACCAACGCTGCCAAGGCTGGCAGTGCCATGAGCATGGGCCTCAAGACCGGCATCGTCGCCGTGGGCATCGCCATGGCGTACAGCATCGGGCAGGCGGTGGCGTTCGACACGGAGCTGCGCAACCTCCAGTCGATCACGAAGGACACCGACGCCGAGATCGGTCAGATCGGCAAGACCCTGGTGGGCCTGTCCACCGAGCTTCCGCAGTCCGCCAAGACGCTCGCCGAGGGTCTCTACCAGATCGCCTCGTCCGGCTTCCAGGGGGCGGCAGGGCTCGAGGTTCTCGAGCAGTCGGCCATCGCTGCATCGGCTGGCCTGACGACGACCGAGGTCGCTGCGAAGGCCATCACGTCGGTGCTGAACGCCTACGGCATGCAAGCTGGAGCTGCCGCTGACGTCTCCGACATCCTCTTCCAGGCTGTGAACGTCGGCGTCATCACCTTCGAGGAGCTCTCCAACACGATCGGCGACGTGGTGGGAACCGCCGCTGCCGCCACGGTCGGCATCGACGAGGTCGCCAGCGCCATCGCCACCATGACGCTGTCCGGCATCGGTGCATCGGAAGCAGGCACCTCGCTCAACCGGCTGATCACGTCGCTCATCGACCCGTCCGACGAGCTTGCCTCCGTCATCAACGAGCTGGGCTACGAGTCTGGGGCGCAGGCCCTCGAGGTGGACAGCCTCTCCACCGTCATGCTCAAGCTCATGGACGCCAGCGAGGGCAACATCGAGACCCTCCTGAAGTGGTTCCCCGAGATCCGGGCAGCCCGTGGTGCGCTCTCCCTCATGTCGGCCGAGGGCCAGAACTACCTGAAGACCGTGGCTGCCATCGAGGTCGTGGAAGCTCGGGAGGGCGCAGCTCGAGCAGCCCTCAACGAGCAGCTCAAGTCGGTCAGCTCCCAGTGGAAGATCTTCGTCAACAACATCAACGCTGCCG